GATGATCTTGATCCATATGATGTGGATTGGCAAGAAAAGATCAGCAAAGCTCTTGATTTACAACCTGAGGAAACTGTCAGTGTTGCGAAGATTAAGGAAGAAGATGACGTGTGGTAAAGTGGGTAAATACTAAAACCCTCCCTAGGGAGGGTTTTTTATTATTTTGTTTTTAGTTTTGCAACCTTTGTCTCAAGTTCTTCAATACGTTTCAAGGCTTCCTGTAGTGCAGCAGTTAATACAGGAACAACGTGTCTGGGATCTACACCTTGAGGAAGAATATTTCCATCCTCGTCAACTTCATCTTTTGTTCCAGTTACAGCTAGAGGAACAACTTCTTGGAGTTCATGAGCAATAAAACCTTCAGCAGAGTCCCCATTAATAATCCAATCAAAGGTACATGGTTTTAGACTTAAAACTCTATCAACAGAACCTGTAAGTGGTTGAATATTTGTTTTTAGCCTATAATCCGAAGTTCCAGTGTAACTAACTGTTGTAGAAGAAGCGAGTTGAATACCACCAATTACAGTGTCAGCATCTTGAACTCTCACAAAAAATCCACCAGTTGCACTTGCGTCTCCAGAGAAATCAAGATCTAATAATATGTTATTAGAACCAACACTAGTATCACTCGATTGAATAATTGCTGCCGGCACTCCTGAAGTTTGAGATCCAACAAGAACATGTAAATCTGAAGCGGAAGGAAGAGTAACTCCTATTCCCAAATTTCCAGAAATATAAGCATGACCAGATACTTGAAGATTCTGAGATGCAGTTCCTGTTAAACTTGTTGTGTTAACAAGTAAATATCCAGCAGAAACTGAGGCACCACCAGTTAAAGTCTCAAATCTCTTTGTACCATCAAAATAAAGTTCTGCACCACTTGAAGCACCAGTTGCAGCAAATACAGTTCTTAAAGTTCCACTTGAATTATCTGCTTGAAGTAAAATAGAACCAGAAGTTCGAGTATTTCGAATATAAATGTCACCTGCAGTATTTTGTTGATCTAGATAAGTATGAGATCCATCATGATATATTCTAAAATCATAATCAGTTGATCCAACACCTGTTCCAACCTCAAGCCCTACATTATCTGGCAATTTTAAATCATTTCTAAACGTGGATACTCCAGCAACACTGAATTGATTTGCAAATAATGAATTAGTAGAAGTTGTAATACCACCTAAAGTTGATGGGCCAACAACACTGAATTGATTTGCAAATAATGAATTAGTAGAAGTTGTAATACCACCTAAAGTTGATGGGCCAACAACACTGAATTGATTTGCAAATAATGAATTAGTAGAAGTTGTAATACCACCTAAAGTTGATGGGCCTACTACACTAACTTGATTTGCAAATAAAGTTCCCGTAGAAGTCGTTATACCACCTAAAGTTGATGGGCCAACAACACTTAGTTGTCTAGAAAATAGAGTGCCTGTTGATGTTGTAATTCCACCTAAAGTTGATGGGCCTACTACACCAAGTTGATTGACGAATAAAGTTCCCGTAGAAGTTGTAATACCACCTAAAGTTGATGGGCCTACTACACTAACTTGATTTGCAAATAATGAATTGGTAGAAGTTGTAATGCCACCTAAAGTTGATGGGCCTACTACACTAACTTGATTTGCAAATAAAGTACCCGTAAATGTAGAGATACCTATATGAGTAGAAACACCAGTAACATAAAGTTGCGTTGTAGAAGTTCCACTACCAGCAACTGTTAGAGTATATGTTGGATTCGTAATCGCTACACCAACTAACCCAGAAGATGTTGTAGTAATTATAGTTCCAATACCAGAACTATTAGGGCCCACTTCGAGCCCATTTTTGACTTTAAAGTTTTGATTAGCCAAGGTTCATTCTCCCTCTTGAGCTTTCAAGTATTTATGAAGAACCAATTCCAACAACGGACTCTAGATATTGAATTCTTTGAACTGCTTCTTGCAATGCAGCGGTAAGAACAACAACCATCTTAGCCGGATCAATCATTTGCGGAATCATATTACCTTCTTCATCAACTGCATCTTTAGATCCAACGACTGCTTCTGGGAATACTTCTTGAACTTCATGAGCAATGAAACCTTCTGATCTGACTTGACTTTCTTTCCAAGTAAACTCACATGGTTTGAACTGCATTATTCTTTCAATTCCATTTGTTGATGGAGTAATATCTTCCTTAAGTCGATAGTCAGAAGATGTTGCATATAGAACAGCAGTTGCAGAAGAACCAGAAATCTGTCCTGTTGGGTTGGTATTTTGATCTCTGAATCTAATATAATGAGCAGAAGATGCAGCACCAGACACATCAGCGTCACCAGAATAGAAGAGTTCTAAAAGAATTGCGTTGTGTGCTGCAGTTGCATTACTGTTTTGAATTCTAACTAATGGAGTTGTTCCCGAGTTGACTTCATGAACGTGCAATAATGTGCCTGGATTTGTAGTTCCGATGCCGACTAATCCATCACCCGTAATTCTCATTTCTTCAACATCAGCTGTTTCAAAAATAATTGGTTGAGATTGTTCAGTTATTAAATGGAGTGGGAGTGCATCCTCTTGAACTATAAAGAATCCATTTGTATCATGAGACTGAATGTAAGCATTTCGAGTTCCAGTAGATTCATGGAAAGAAATGTATGGATCACTTGCATTATCTTTAATTGCTAGATTTCCTGGAGTTGTAAATGTAGAGTTTGCAGTTGTATCACGAATTCTTATATTTCCTTGAACATCAAGTGCTGATCCAGGATTTGTGGTTCCTATACCAACAGATCCAATTCCAGTTATACGAACTTTTTCTGTTTGAGATGCTCCAATAGAAGAACCTTTTGTCCTGAAAGAAATATGACCAGAAAATGCTCCATCGTCAATAACTCTAATAGTTGCAGGAGCATTTGCATATCCTGCCTGAGAAGTTATATAGGTATCAAAATCTAAATCAACATATGATCCACCTCCACCAAGAGTATTATTTAATTTTAGTGCCGTTCCATTTGTTGTTATAACAACGTGAAGTTTTTCTATTGGATTTGTGGTTCCTATGCCGACAGAACCAGAAACATAAGCACCACCAGTAACTTGTAATCTTTGTGTTGAAGTTCCTGTTGAAGTTGCGGCACCAATTAATGTGTTTCCTGCAAAATAATTATTTGCTGCGGCAGTTGCAATATAAACACCATAAGGATTTGTGAGTCCTGTTGTAACATCATAAGATCCATAATACAAAGCACAAGTTCCAGAGACTGCTTGTGTAGTTGCTGCATCATTATCAATGTTTGCCCACACTGCAAAAATGTCAGTAGCCGTAGCAGTACCACCATCAATGTTAGTACGAGCTCTTATTCCTACCAAATCTCCTATTGTGCCTGAGGAGCCAGTGAGCGGTTGTGCAAGACTATATGTTCCATAATAATTTGTAATTGTTGATGTTGCAGTTGATTCTGTATTGTTATAACATCCATAATAGCTAGTAACAGTTCCAGAAGTATGATTTAATATTGAATTATTATACGCGCCTGCGACGAAATCACTGTCACCATTGACTCGAAGAACATTGTAAATTCCAAATGCTTGGTGTTCATTTGCTGTTGATCCAGAAGTAACATCAGATTTTGTGTGAACCAACAATCCAGCTTGTTCTGCATCATTTGCTGGAGGCGTCTGAGCGCCATTCATGTGGGTGTCAATGACAACAGAGTACGCACCTTCTGTTGAAGCATTATCAATAGTGTTAACTACATAAAGTTTTGTTCCATCATAGAATGAGTTTCCAATACCAATTACAGTTGATGTGGTTCCGATGCCAACACCACCAGAAACATAAGCACCACCACTATGAACTTGCAAGGTTTGTGATGCAGTTCCTGTTGAAGTCGCAGTTCCAATAAGAACAGGATAAGAACCAGTATGAGTTAGTGCAAGTCTATCAATAGCATTATTTGTTGCATTAGTCGTAAGTTGCAATGCGTATGGTGTTGTATTGTTTAATCTAACATTAAAATTACCTCCATCTGCGGTAATATCCCACATTGGATTGTTAGTAATTCCTGTTTCTTGTAAGGAAATCTGCGGCGCTGCGCCACGAACTAATAAATCAGTATCATCGATAAGTAATGCAGTGGATGCTGTACCAACAGCACCGATAATATGCAATTGAGTTTGTGGATTTGTGGTTCCTATGCCGACAGAACCACCAGCACTTACAACAACTGCTGAAGTTCCTGCTGCACCGACTTGTAATCTTCCTAGTGGATTTGTGGTTCCTATGCCGACAGAACCAGAGGCATTAACAACAAAAGGAGTTGCATCAGGGTTTGTTTCATCTTCTACTACAAGAGCATTACCAGAACCAAGTTGTGTAATTCTTAATGCATCAGAAGAACTATTAACTGATATGGTTGAAACACCAGAAACATTAAGTTGTTTAGAGAATAATGTGGTTCCTGTTACTGTAGTGATACCAGCGAAGGTAGAGACTCCAGAAACACTTAGTTGGTTGGTAAAGAGAGTTGATGTATTAGTTGTAATACCAGCGAAGGTAGAGACACCAGCAACACTTAGTTGGTTGATAAAGAGTGTTGATGTATTAGTTGTAATACCAGCGAAGGTAGAGACACCAGCAACACTTAACTGATTCGCAAAAAGAGTTGATGTATTAGTTGTAATACCAGCAAACGTTGATACACCAGAAACACTTAACTGATTCGCAAAGAGTGTTGATGTATTAGTTGTAATACCAGCGAAGGTAGAGACACCAGCAACACTTAGTTGGTTGGTAAAGAGAGTTGATGTATTAGTTGTAATACCAGCGAAGGTAGAGACTCCAGCAACACTTAACTGATTCGCAAAAAGAGTTGATTGGAATGTGCTAATACCCACATGAGTTGAGACACCAGCAACACTTAGTTGGTTGGTAAAGAGAGTTGATGTATTAGTTGTAATACCAGCGAAGGTAGAGACTCCAGCAACACTTAACTGATTCGCAAAGAGTGTTGATGTATTAGTTGTAATACCAGCGAAGGTAGAGACTCCAGTTACATTAAGATGTTGAGTTGTGGTAACACCAGAGACTTCTAAAGTCGTTAAAGTAGAGACATCAGTTACATTTAAGTTACGATTGACTTGAAGATCTCTAGTAACAGTAACGTCTTGTGGTGCTGTAAATTGGTTTGGAACGCTAAGTGTAGGTGTTGAACTTTCTCCAGTTCCATCAGTGACTGTGATTTGGTTTGATGTTCCAGTGATTGATTGGACATAATCACCAGTTGTGTCAGTTCCAAGAGAAACTGAATTTGGTTGAATGGTTGCTGCTAAAGATACATTATCAGTTCCATCAAAGAAAATGGGAGAAGCAACAACATCACCAGTGATTTCAAAACTTCTAGAAGTTGCGAGTTTTGTTGCAGTGCTTGCAGTTCCAGTGATATTGGTTGCGGTGATAACTCCTGTAATAAGAGCATCACCAACAACATGAAGTCTTGATGTTGGATTTGTGGTTCCTATGCCGACAGAACCACCAGCACTTACAACAACTGCTGAAGTTCCTGAATTGACTTGTAGAGTTCCTAGTGGATTTATGGTTCCTATGCCGACAGAGGTATTAATCCCGAGACTTCTATCGGAATCATCAACTGTAATTAAAGATGCAAGTTGGGATAACTCTCTGTTGTTCGACATTTAATTATAACTACTTTTTAGGTATTTATCGATTCCAATTGAGCCTTAAGACTTTCAACTTCTGCAGAAAGTTCTTTGACTGCATTTACTAAAACTGGAATCAATGCAACGTATTCCATTGCAAGTTTAGATGGTTCATCTTCATGATCTGGAATTAAATCATTCGTATCATAAACAGATTCTGGAACAATTGTTTGAACTTGTTGAGCAATAAAACCAATTCGTTCTCGATCTGGTTCTCTCTTCATCGAATACCTAACTGGATTGATATTTTTAATTTCTTCTAATCCATAAGGAACTTCTCCAAGAATATTTTTCAGTCTTTCGTCGGAAGTTTGATCACCAACAACAGTTCCAGATGTTGTTCCTAAATGTGTAATTGTTCCAGATGTTCTTAAATCATTAGTATTATCCACCCAAAAATAAATATTAGTACCATCTTGTTCTTCTAAAAAGAGAAAAGGTTGCGGATAAAGAATTCCCGAATGTTTAAAAGTTCCAAGAAAAGCCGATCTTGACACAGAAGACTGAGTAGCTGCATATCCAACGATTTGTATCATTGTATACTCACTGTTTGCCATTCCCCTTCCTTGTATTTCAATTCTACCGTCATTATTACTCACAATTTTAAGTAGTTCATCTGGATTTCTGGTTCCTATGCCGACATTACCAGTTGGAAGTATGCACATCCTCTCTACTGCGTCAACATAAGAAGTTGAATTGCTAGTAGTTAAAAATCGGATACCAGCAGGGCCCTGATCGACAGCATTTGCTAAATTTAGAGAGTTATCATTATCACCTGTAGTATTTCCCTGCCAAATTGCCGCTTCTTCTAAACCACCGTCTTGTCTGAAAATAATAAATGGATTATCTCCTTCATTATTATTATCAGTATCTGCTTCAAGTATCAGTCTACAATCGCCAGATGTTCCAGATGAAATATGTAACTGTCCCTGTGGATTTGTGGTTCCTATGCCGACAGAACCAGAAAAATAACCACCACCAATAACTTGAAGTTTTTGTGATGCTGTTCCTGTTGAGGTTGCTGTTCCAATTAAAAGACTTCCTCCACTTTTAAATACTAAAGAGGATGAAGTTGGAAGAGAACCACTAGGTCCACTTCTGAAATAAATGTCTCCATTATTTCTATGATCAAAGTATGCATTATTATCACCCCATCCAGTAATAGTAAGAGTTGTGGTAATGCCACCAGATGTTTGTAATCCCCAAATTAATGCTGATGTAGAATCAAATCCAATATTATATGCATTTGAATTTTGTCCATCAAGTCTATGATTATAACTAGTTCCTACTCCAATATCACCATAAACTTCTAACTTATTTGTTGGATTTGTGGTTCCTATGCCGACATTACCAGAAACATAAGCACCACCAGTCACTTGAAGTTTTTGTGATGCTGTTCCTGTTGAGGTTGCTGAACCAACTAAAACTTCCCCTCCATCTCTTAAAACTAACAGATGTGGATTTGTAGCTAAATTATTATCACTATCCACACCCCAACCAGTAGCTGAAACTGATAATCCAGCATACATCGATCCTGATGTGTTTCTATATTGAATCAAACTATTGTTAGCATTGGATCTATCAACTAAAATTACTTCTGGATCTGTCGAAATAACATGAAGTCTTGATGTTGGATTTATGGTTCCTATGCCGACATTACCAGTTGAAGTTATACGAACTCTTTCTGGACTACCAGTTCCAGCATGAAAAATAATATTATCACTTGTTCCTGATCTTATTCTTACATTATCAAAAGCATAAATTTCAGTATTTCTACCTTGAATCAGAGTTGTATCGAGATTACCACCTACTCCTGGAATTGCACTTGTTGTTCCATATCCAATAAAATGTTCAGTATCTCCACCTAGTCTTAATCCACTAAAGAATGTGTTAGCAACTCCAATATTAGTTCCACTATAAACAACTCGAATTACTTCAGTTGATCCAGATCCAACTTCAAAATCACCTTCAACTTGAAGTTTGAATTGTGGATTTGTGGTTCCTATACCAATTCGATCATTCGCAGTATCTACGAACAAGTTATTTTGAGAAACTAAGTCACCTGTTTGTCTAGACTTTGCCATTTATCTGAGCACTTTTTAAATATTTATTGATTTAATTATCATGCCCAACCACCAATAGAATCAGCAGGGCTTGACGAATGTTGGTTTTATGACTAGACTAGGTTTGTCTCCGTTGAAGAGAAGTTATACAGTAGGTCTAGAAGCTTCTAAGTGTGCTTGATAAGCAGCAATAACTTCTTCAGTCCATAAGGAAAGCATCGTTGGTTAAACGAGCACTAACAAAAGAATTAATGCCACTCACCAATTCACTTTTCTTGCAAGTCATGGTCTATAAAAACGACTATGCAATGTTAGCGTCTAATTCAGCCCAAGCAGCAGTGGCAATTGCTGCCACTTTAGGGTCTTCATTGGTCAAGTCATCACCAGGATTGATAACATGACGGTGATAGGTAGCAGCAATCTCTACACCATCTTTGAGAACTTGGTCTCTTCTTCTGACTTGGATTTGACCTAGGAGTAGAACTTCAATCTTATCTACTACTGATGCTTCTTGTAACTTTGGTTTTGCCATTAGGGTAATTCTCCGAACTAAACAGGTTTAGGCAGAGATATTTATGAAACGAAATATGTTCCTTGAATATATAGGAATTTACTATAAAAACTTTCTGTATTGTAATCATTATTGCTAGTGTTTCTAATATAAATTTTAGTTTCATTGCCATGAGTAAATGTATGTATTGGAACATTGATACCACTATTTTGAATTGCTACATATCCACTCCAACCATCGCCAGCAACTGTAAATGGAAGACCGTTTATAATTGCGCTAGCGTTTCCAGAACTACCAAAAACTATCTGAGCCCACCAAACAACAGTTCTTCCTATTTTTGTATATTTTCCACTGGTAGTTCCACTAAGAGTATGTCCAGTTATTGTTGGCGTCCACGTCCCCTCCTCGTAGTCATCTAAAGCATTGGCTGCTGATGTATCACCATTAAATTGAATACCCCCGGTCTTGAGGCGTAGGTATCCTTCACCAGTCATTCGCGCCACTTCAGCACTAGTAACATTTCCAGCAGCTGTAGTTTCAAAAACTAATGCAGTTTTATTCGTAGAGTCTGTCCAGTTTTCTTCTGCAGCGGCATGAATTTTGGCGACTTCCCCCATCGCTGCGGAATTTTCGCCGCCAACAAAATTGAATCCACCAATAATATTGCCATTGCCAATGCTCGTATCTACGCGAACTAAATCAATACTTACGTAATCATTGTTTTGTGAAATAATAATCTTACGATTTGTCGGCGTCGAGGCTGGCCATGGACTTGTACTCGTCGTATTGATCAGTAATCGACCCAGGTCATCAAGTTGCATTCTTTGATCAATGGTAGTAGCGTTTCCAGTGGCAAAGTTGATCACACCATCACCCACATTGTCTGTGGCGCTTGAAATGTAGGCATAGACGCCAGGATCACTATTATCGCCGGTATACCATTCAATTCCGCCGTTAACTTGGCCACTGGTTTTTGATGTGTCTGTGTCAGTAAAACGAAGTCGGTTGTTAGCCGCACGGGCATCGCCGCCGATTGTATTGTTATTTGCTGAAAGTTCTAGCATCGCTTGTGGATTTGTGATTCCTATGCCGACATTACCACTTGAAGTTATACGAACTTTTTCTGTTTGAGATGCTCCAATAGAAGAACCTTTTGTCCTGAAAGAAATATGACCAGAAAATGATCCATCGTCAATAACTCTAATAGTTGCAGGAGCATTTGCATATCCTGCCAGAGAAGTTGCATAGGTATCAAAATCTAAATCAACATATGCTCCACCTCCACCAAGAGTATTATTTAATTTTAGTGCCGTGCCATTTGTTGGAATAACAACGTGAAGTTTTCCTAATGGATTTGTGGTTCCTATGCCGACATTACCAGAAGAATCAATTGTCATTCTGGTAGTTTCATTTACATCAAAGAATAATTTTCTATTAGAACCATTATGTCCAAAGTATCCACCCTGATCATCAATTCCAATATACATCGTATATGTACTTGTTGCACCACGAACTTCAAATAGTCCTGTTCCAGAAGCAGACGGGGTATAGTTATTTGCACCACCATCCAAATAGAATTTTGCTAATGGAATAGTTGCACCAATAGACACAGAACCACCAGCACTTACAACAACTGCTGAAGTTCCAGCACCGACTTGCAGAGTTCCTAATGGATTATCGGTTCCTATGCCGACAGAACCAGTGGAAGTAACTAGAACTATAGAAGATCCAGCACCAACTTGTAGAGATCCTAATGGATTTGTGGTTCCTATGCCGACAGAACCACCAGCACTTACAACAACTGCTGAAGTTCCTGAATTGATTTGCAGAGTTCCTAATGGAATTGTGGTTCCTATGCCGACATTACCACTCGCAGTTGTAGTAATAATCGTTCCACCAGCACCAACAGTTATTTGATTATCAAATGACGCAGATCCCGTTGAACTTAAAGTTATACCAGATCCAATAGTGATTCTATTATTTGATCCATCAATTGTGATAGAACTACTACCAACAGTAAGAATACCAGTAATTCTTGCATTTCCTTCAACTAAAAGTGTTGTAGATCCTGTTCCTACAACATGCAATTTTGTTGATGGATTTGTGGTTCCTATGCCAACGTTTGCATTTAATCGATAAATTGAACTAGAAGTTCCACCACTAGGAGTTACCGCAGTCCAGACAGCATCACTATAAACTGGATTATAAGTAACAAATTCTAATTCATCATTGAGTGATGCACCAGTATTTAATCCTACAGTTGTTCCATCTGTTGCAGTGTACTCATTATCATTTAATTTAGAACCGTTCAAATAAACATCAAGATAATTATTGTTAATGTAAGTAACACTGAACTGCGTCTGCCCAGCTCCAGCAAGAACTACAGTTTTTGTACGATCAGAAACACCAGAGACTAAAGTTCCTCCCGTTACATAAGTAATGATTGATACAGTATCTCCCGCATTTGCACCAACATTTAAAACAACAGAAGTTCCATTGGTTGCAGTATATTCACTTGAATCTAAGTAAACACCATTGATATAGACATCAACATATCCAGCAGTATAACTTACATTGAAAGTTGTTTGCCCTTCAGTAGCAGTAAAGTCGGTAACGGTTCTTGAGAAAACAGTTTCAGCTCCAGAAATACTAATATCAATTGTTTTAGTTGATGAGTTATAATTAAAAGTATTTCCCGTCCCAACAAAGTTTAGAGCAGTAATAACATCAGTTACTACATTAACTCCAGCAGACTGAATGCCAATATTAAATCCGCCAACAGCAGTTACAACACCAGATATACGAGCATCACCTTGAACTTGTAAAGCTGATGTTGGATTTGTGGTTCCTATACCAACATTTCCAGCGGTAAAATAAACATTGTAACCAGTGCTTCCTACTCCAACTCCCCAAGGATTAACCGTAATGACTGTAGTGCCTACACCAACTCCACCTTGATCTTGTTTAAGAAACAACTTGCCATCATAAGTATTCAGCCCTAACTCGCCTAGAGATAAATTACTTGTTGATGGAGTTTTTCCAGGGACAGAAGATCGTTTAATCTTAATCGTTGGTTCAGCCATATGGCAATAATCCTCGGTATATACCTATAAAAAATGAAGAGTTATATAACTCTCCAGTATTTATCAGATTGTAATTGCACTATGTACAATCTTAAACGTGGTGATTCCAGAGTATGTTGGGGTTGCAGATAGAACTAAATTCGATCCACTGATATCAACAGAGAATGCAGCAAGTTGAACTCCTGTTGTGACTTCATTGAACTGAGAAACATAAGCAGTTGTTCCGTCATGAACTGTTCCAAGTTCAATCATTTGATGTGTTGATCCAAAGCTAACTTGAACCTGATACTTTGCACTTCTGAATGTCGTTGCAGATAACGTATGAATTCCAACATTCGAGGTTGTTGCAAGTTGAGTTGAAGTAACTCCAATACCATTGATATTGCGAATATCAATAACTGCAAGTGGATTTGTTGTGCCGATTGACACTTCTCCAGAAATATAAGCATCACCAGTTACTTGGAGTTTTTGATCAGAAACACCAGTTGAAGTTGCAGAACCAACTACTAAAGTATCGACGAAAGTAGAAATACCAGTTACATATGCACTTCCATTAATGACTAATCTAGTACTTGTAATGTTAGTAAAGTTTACTGGATTTCTAAATGTAGCAATGCCTGTAACATCAAGAGAACCACAAAGAGTTGGGCCAAATTGAACTGAACCAACTGTCTTAATGGCACGATCTGGATTTGTTACTCCAATTCCAATCTTATCCACAACAAGAGTAAATGAATCTCTATCTGTGCTGATTGGAGCAAATCTCTTCCAAGAATCAGTCCAAACCCAACCTAAGTATTCTCCTGTTCCAGGGACATCATTTAGAACAATGTCTCCAGATTGTCCAGTTGTGGTTGGAGTTGCAGTTCCAACAGTGATTTCACTTGGATTATCAGAGTTGCCTTTAACTAAGAAACTTGATGCTTCAATCTTGTCCGTTGAAGTAACTTTATTTGAGAATAGAACAGGGCCAGAGAACTCACTTCGAATAAGATTTCCAACTCCACCATCAACTTTGATACGATCTCGAATCGTCAAGTCATCAAATATTCCACTGAGTTTTCTTTCAGTGCTAGTTGTTCCATAATAATCAAAAATCGGAGCATCAAGAGTTTCTTCTTGTGCAGTATTTGAACTGAGTCTTCTATTACCAATGTAGAAGTCTCCAGACTCATTCATACCAGTGTAAACAACAATACCACCAGTCTGAGAGTTTCTTTGAGCAAGAAGTTGATCTTGAGTTGTTAGAACTTTAGCTTGTCTTTGTGGTAACGCTGTGGAATAGTTACCTGGGCCAAATCCCATGTATTCAAATGCATGATTTGATGAACGAATAAAGGAAGGCCTTCTAAACTCAGAAGGAATAACTTTTATCTTTCTAACTTCTGAATCAGAAGTGTGTGATGCTGGTTTTGTTCCCAACATACCACGAAGAACAGAAACAGTTGCACCTGTTGGTTGATCTGTGACTCTTACGATTTCCTCATCAATTTGTAAGAAGTCTCCTTTGTTGATTAAGTTATTGGTAGAGATACCAGCTGAAGAAGCAGTTGAAGAAATATTAGCAGTCAATTGAACTGACGTTCTATCATAGAGAGGAACTAATCTCTTAGAAATATTTTCATTCGTATAAGTAGTGTTTTCTCCACTAGAAGTAATTCTTCCTTTTACAATGTATGAAGGGCCACTATAAGATGGTAAGGATAATCCTGTTCCTAAGTTAACACTGAATGTAGATAATCCAACTCTACTTTCAACTAAATATGTTCCATTGAATTGTGTTTGAGATGTCCCAATGATTGAGAATGAATTATCAACAAACAATCCATGAGATGTAGATCCAGTTGAAACTGTTGCAATTCCTGTCGTAGAATTATAAACAATTGAAGTGATTCCAATCGCTCGATCTGCAACATAGACTAATCCACCAGAGCTGTAAACACCTCCAGATACTAAAGTTTCAACCGTAAATTGTTTTGCACCTTGAATTGAACTGATTCTAAAGATTCCGTTGTAAGGTGTTGATTCTCCACCAAATCCAGTTGTTACAACTCCAACAACTTGAACCGCTTTACCTACATCATTTCGAATTGAAGCAACTGTAAATGTAGCACCAGTTCCAACAGCACCGACAGTTGCGAGTGTTTCTCCGACTACATATCCACTTCCATTATCAACAATCTCATAAGTATTAATTGCACCAGAACTGACTGTGAGGATATTGATTGTCAATCCAGAACCTGTGCCGATTCCAGAGGAAACAAGTCTTACGTTTCTTGTATTTGCAGAATACCCAGATCCACCACCAACTTTTGTTAAGGAGAAGACTGGATTTAATCCATGAGAATTTGTTGTGAAAACAGTTGTAGCAGCACCAGAAGAGGTAATATTGGTAATACCTAATCCAACGTTTGTAACTTTTAAAAGATTTACAATAGATTCTTTTGTAATAGAATTTCTAGGATCATCTAGAACAACCCTACCAGTTGGATATCTTAGAGCAAAACTTATTGCTTGTTGTGGATCAGATTCATAATTGTCTCGATCTTGTTGAGGATAAAGATTACGAACAGGTTGTTGATATTTTTCTTCACTGAAATTAGAATCCGAAGCATCAACACTGTTCTTAATTAGAGTTAGATGGTAAATACCATCTCTTCTATTTGCAGAGTGTTCCTGAATGACTTCTCTTCTATAAACTGAGAAGACTTCATTATACTCGTTTCTAGATACAACAGGCAGATTTTCATCTCTAACTGTCAGATCATTGGTGAAAGATCCAGGATTGTCTGTTAAAGAATACTTAAAGGTTTTGGAATCATCGACTGTTGAAATCGTGTAGATTCCATTGAAACCTGCATCATCTTCTCCAGTGGTGTTAACTCCACTTGTAACCTTAGAAAGTTTTACAGCATCTCCAACTAAGAATCCATGTGGTTTCTCTGTTCTAACTGATGCAATTCCAGCACTCCATGAAACATCTGCAATGATCTTTGGATTTCTTAAAGTTTCAATCGTCGAGATAACTGAAGATTCATCACCAGAATTAATTGAAACTGACTTTGATTCCTGAAGAATAAATCCATCAGAAGGTGGTTTTGCTTCTTCAAATTCCTTTGGAATTACATATCTAACCCTATAGATTCTATCAGTAATTGCTCGATCATCAGATCTTCTTCTAAAGTATGAAACAGGAGATTGTTCATTAAAAACACCAACTCCCAATGAAACCATTGTGGAACGAATCTCGTTATTAGCACTCGAAAGTAAATACCACTGAGAATTTGTAGAATCAAATTGAATTGGGTGCCCAAGTTCTCCAGGGGTTTTATCAACAACTCTACTTACAATACGAATTTTTCCACCATTGGTTTGAATGTCATTAATTGGAATTGGAGTTGCTGATGTTGCATTATTAAAGTTCTCAGCAAGTTTAATATGAGTCGAAACTCCAGTTGTAACTGCATAATAAATAGATTCATTAGATAGTCCATCAGGCAAATCACCATTTTCTGCAATAACAGTTACTTTTTCACCTAATGTAAAGTTGTGATTGGATGTTAAAACAATGGTTTCATTTGATAAAATTTCATTGATTCCTGTTTCCCTATAAACGTTGAAAGACTTTTCTCTGGAAGTTGATGTGTTTCCCTGCATGTAAATTGGGGCAGAGAAAGTAGATACAATTCCACTTGTTGTTACATTAACATATAGTCTATCGTCTTTTCTACCACCAATTTTATAAGAATCAATTGAGTATGGAGGAGCGACATCCGAATCAGTATATTCGGCAAGATATAATTTTTCAGTATTTCCAACTCCAGCATTAATAATTGCAGATGTATCTAAACTTAACCAAGGAATATTTTGCTCTGATGGATTCGTCTCTTTTGGTGGAATGATGTGAGTGATGTATCCAACATCATCTCTATTAAATGATTCATTTCTAAATCCTACAGATTTTAAAGCATTAGCACCAAAGTTTGAGTTGGAGTTAGTGATTGATTGATCACCACCACTTTCTGAGACGAAATGGTTTGAAAAACCAATCGCAAAAATTGATACGTTTTGAATATATGCGTTGTTTGAACTCTTAATATGGAAATTTCGATACTCAGGTTTGTAAACAGCCTCACCATCTGTATGAAGTGATACAGATGCTCCTAAGGTTGTTTGATCTTGATAAATTCCATTGTTATACTTCATAAACGCATTATCATCTTTTTGTAATCCAATACCAGTGAACTGAGCAACAACCATGGATTTAAATCCTGTTGCTTTTGCACCATCTGCATGTAAACCACACATACCGAAAACGGATCTTAGAGATACGTTAAAGATGTATGGCGATGCAGAACTTACTGTGTCAGACTCAACAATAACTTTGGAGTTTGCAAGGGCACCTGCACTTGGCAAAACATTTGTTGGAACTGAACTTGCAGTGAAAGTAAACTGTTTAGGATTAGTGTCAGAAACTCCATTTACAATAAATGATCCATTATATACATTGACATCAGTAGAAATGCCAAGAATACGAACAGGAGTATCTACAGATAGATTGTGATTTACATTTGTGGTAACAGTAATTGTTGTGGTTCCTGTTACACCATTTCCAGATCGAATAGATGTAATACCCAAGTCAGAAGAAGTAACTTCTCCAACAATACGATATTCATCAACTTTGGGTTCAAAATCTTCAGAAGCTGGGAAGTCTGGAATTGATCTACCAGATGAAACACCATAAGCTTGTGCAACCTTATAGTAATACATCTGAAGATCAGTCGTATCACTATTACCAACTCCAACAACAGGATTTACACCATCAGCATACTCAAAAGATGTGAGTTTATGATGCGAGAAAGATGTTGAAGACTTGGATGAAGTATAATCCTTATAACAGAATCCATTTGGATCTGCATCAAAAATAGAAAAGGTTGAAATATAACATGCACCTGTTATTTTAAAGATGGAGGATCTGTCAATATTTGAATTTTCTGGATTGGGTACAAATAGTGGGCGGATCTTTGTTTTACGAAGATCTAAACCAACAATAGATGTTCCTCTTGAAATAATTACACCACCATTAACACTGTTAAAAGTGTAAAGGATATTAGATGAATCAGTAATTTCTAAATTACTTGACTCTAAAATTCCTGTTGGAATATAACTACCGATTGTATTTCCATTTACATCTTTATAAACCGCAGTTCCAGAACTGTCATGAACACTGTATCCTGGCCTGTTGTCAATTATATGTTCTCCAGGATAAACAATAACTGTAGTTTTGTCAAACTTGTCGTTATTGCCACCAGAAAGATAAGAAAATCTTGCTGCTTCAATTAAAGCTCTTTGGATTGTTTTAAAAGGCCTAGTTAAAGAGTTTCCTTGATTACTAATTGAATCTGTCGCATCAATGTCATTGGGATTTACATATAAAAGGTTCCCTTCAACATTCTTGATAAGATTTTCTAATCTACTAAGAGCCATGTGCTTATGATGGATTTTTTCTTCTGTTAGTATTTATCATCCAGAAAAATACTATATTTATTAAGTTATGATTCCAGAGATTGCATTATTATTCAGATAAGTCTTAAGTTTATTGCCAGTTGAATTTTCTTCTTTAAGTTTACCGAGGAGTTGTCTTTGCCCCCAAATCTGAATGTTTAATGTATTTCGTTCTTCTCTTAGAGCAGTTGCAATTTGCAATCGAGTATTAATTGTTGAAGTTCCAGATGCAATATCAGCCTCTGCAGCATCAGCAATAGTAATTGCATTAGTTAATGCAGTTTCTTGTGTTGGGCATGGACTTAAGTTAGTAACTCTTGCAGTGTCAGTAGGAAATAGAAGTGATTGTCCTCCTGCAGAAAAATAAAGATAACCAACATCACCCTCAGATGCATCAACCCAATTTCCACTCACTAATTTTTGTGGTTTTACAGTAAATCCAACATCATAATAAATTTTTCCAGCGCTCACTTGAGGTTTAGATATCACGCCATTTCCATCTTGAAGATTGACTCCTTCTAATTCTGGCCTCCAACTTTGAGATGCAGAAGGATAACCTTGATTTGTAAATTCAACCTTAACACCTTTACCAATAATTGATGATTTCATAATTCCAATCGTTTGTGGAGAATATGGACTTCTTCCAAACGAAATATCAAAATTTCCAACCTCATCTGCAGATTTTAAAATTTGAAACTCTACAAAAGATCCATCTGACTCTGGAGCAGAAACACTTGCAGAAGCATTAGATTCTACAATAAATTTATAAACAACTGACTCAGTTGAAAGTTCAGAATTGATAACAGATAAATCAGCTACTGTAGTTCCAATACCGACAATTTCATTATTATCTATGGTAAATACTCCATCTTTTTTACAAATTAAAAGTTGTCCTGTAGTAATACCACTCAAAGTTTGACTACTATAAGATACCAAAGCAGTAACAATCGTACTTCCTGTGCCTACAGTTCCAATAAATCCGGCAACAAACGAATCAACAACATCCTCAGTATAAGCTTCATCATAATAACGAATGCCATACAAGTTTTTGGACTGCACTGCAAGTAATCCAGAAGAATGAGAAGATGTCCCTTTAGGAGCACTAGAAATATAGGTGGTTATTCCAGTAAACCCCGAGGTTTTAGTTTTAGTGCATTTGTAAGTATGTACGTTATAATAACCATCACCACCTTGAGTCGGCTCGGTGCCAATTCCAGTTCTCCTCCAAAAAAGATTTGTTCTACAAGCCGCGGTAATTCTATTATCATAAGCAGTTTTGACATCTTGAAGTTTGTTATTGACATTTGTAATATCGTCAAAAACAACCTTATCAATACTTTTAATTGCAGTATCTAATGGCGTCTTTTCATTATCAAGAACAATGATTTTTTCTTTGAAAAATTCTGTTTGTTCTTTATTTAATTTAATTCTATTATTAATTCTTTCTTTTATAACTTTAGAAGTTTCAGACTCAGGCATGATTAGTTCTTTTATTGACTATTTATTTTTCTCCACAGAGAAGGATCCAAACGACTATATTCGCATTTAATATAATCTTCTTTCAGAGTCAAAGTTATATCTCCACAAATCGAGATTCTTTGTCCCTTTCGTTGAACCATTTGCATTGTAGAATGCATCATTGAACTTGGAAATAAAACCACAGTTCCTTCAATTGGGGTTACAGTATAGTTATTACAGTTATATCTATTATAACCCAAAATTAGATTATATTTACCACTGTTACTAGTTTGAAACATAAACTCAGAGACTTCATTATTATTCTCCGATTGATGAAAGCAAAGTTTATCAGAAGTCTCATTACAATTTAGATAATAACAAAAAGATATATCACTACTATTGTGAGTATGAATTTTGATATTTGGAAGATCTTCCTTGTGAATGTTCAACCAAGATTTTGTAACATACACATTCATCAAAGACTCATTGACATTTAAAACTTTCAAATACTGTCTCACATTTTGATCTAAACACTTAAAAAATTCAGAATATTTTTGTTCATGATGTAAAAAATATCTCCCAGAGTTTTCTGGAGATTGCAATTCTTCTCTAGGAAGATCTTCAGCATAATGCCAATAATCAGAGAGTTCTTGTAGATATTTATCCTTAAATTCTTGATGACAAGTTACTTCACCTCTATAGATTACAGTTGGAAAGATTTCATAAACTTCATGATTTAGATTCACCTTTGTGTCTTGCATAATCCCAACCACCTATAGCATACTCCCTATTATCTCCTGGATAGTCATCTGGTGTCAAGCCTTTATATTCAACTTGTAATTGATCATGTGTTACTCTTTCAGCAAACACTGTGTAATGACAATGAACTGAAGATCCAGATGCATTTCTAACTTTTATTTTTGTTCCCCACTCAACAATTTCTTCAACATAAAGTTCTTGATATCTTCCAATCGGAGTAAGATTCACAGTGATTGTTTCTGGCTTGCAAAGAGTTCTCCAGTAGTCAGGAAGTTCAATCGTATCAGAATCTTTCAATGTTCCACGAATATAAGCACCAACTTCTGGCCCCTCTAAACAAATATATCTCAAACGATGATCTTCTTTTGTTGGATGAGGAATGTCAAATCCTTTTCCAGCAAGAGATAGTGCTTTTTGAGCGATAGAATAAGTTGCAGAAAGTGTTGTGACTGCATTTACGACTTCTGCAGCAGTTAAAGTTCCAGCAACTGTTAGATTTGCGTTTTCAGCAGCAACACTCGCTTCTACTCTTGCACCTGCATCAGCCTTTGCACCAGTTTCTGCTTTTGCACCTGATTGACTCACCGTTCCAACATGAACCTCATTTGCAAAAAAGTTAAAAGTAGGTGTCAATATTGTCACACTTGCAGAATTCATCGTAATCCCAGAAGTCAAATTGCAGGTTATAAGATGTTGAAGTGCATTAACAGTCAATCCATTTCCAGGATAGGGAAGTGTTCCCAATCCATCAGCACTGATATTAAGTGCGTTACCACCAGGAACAGAAGTTGGTGATGGAACAATGTTTAAAAGTGCCGTCTGTCTTGCAGCAGTAAACACAGCAGGAGCAGGTTGCCCGACAAATATAGGCCCAGCAAGTAATCCTGTACCACCAGTAACACTTACAGTTTCTGTTGGTAGAACAAGTTGTTTACCTAATGTAAGACAATCGGTTACACCAAGATTTCCAAGGTTTGACATAATTTATACTCCAAACACATTCGATAAAGTTTTTTGAATATTTACAATTTGTGTGAACAGTGATCCACTGTAAAGATCTGTAGCGCAAGATGAATTAATGAACCCAGAAACACTATCTAGATAATTTTTTCCAATTAAACTAATTGAATGAGTTCCCGTAATTGCAGTTTTTGTTCCCTTGATTTGAATATCAGGAGCTTTAATTTGAACAGAAACATTTGCACCAAGAAATATACTACCTTTCTTATCTTTTTTACTACCAGAAGCTTTGATAACTACTTGTTCAGCATCAAGAATAATCGACCCAGTTTGTGCTTGCAAAAGAATATCACCTTTTGAAGCTTTGATTACTTTAGCTGGATTGAAAGGATTCTCACTATTTGTATTAACTTTAAGATTTGCTCCAACAACTTCTAGAGAAGTTCCACCAGTTTTAAGAATTTGTCTTCCTTTGGAATAGAACTTAATACCGTCACCTTCTCTAGTTTCCATACCCCACATGATTTTACCGTGAGGTTTCTCTTCACCACCACCGTGTATAGAGAAAGTTTCTCTACTTAAATTAAAATACTCTTGGTTTGCCATTATTTTCTAACACAATCGATGACTGTTATTGGGCCAGTTGAATCTGGATCAACAGGTTTTCCACCACGATATCTCATGATTGGAATTAACACTGCACCCTCTCCAGTTGAAGTATTTATTTGAATAGTTGGTTTGCATCCACAGAAAATTTCTGAGGTTTTAACTTTGACTTTAATTATACCATTAATCGGCCCAATTACAATTTCCATAACTGTAGCTTTACTTGGTTTCCCATCACAGTTTAGAACCGTGATTGTATCTGTAGAAGCATAGTTGAATCCTGTTTTTTTAACGTAAACATCAAAAATAAATCCACATTTTGTTTTTGGATTTACACCAGTATCATCTCCACCATCAGATCCACCATCAGATCCACCACCGCCACTAGATCCACCACCACTAGATCCACCACCGCCACTAGATCCACCACCACTAGATCCACCACCACTAGATCCACCACCAGTGCCGCCTCCGGCTCCAGTGTCATCTCCACCATCAGATCCATCAGTGTAACCACTTCCACCATCATCAACAATTATATCAGTTACAGTTCCATCATCATCAATGATGGCGGTTAAACCTCCACCACTACCATTACAATTATCTTCAACAGAAACAAAAGGAGAATCTACATATCCAGATCCACCATCTGTAACATCAGCGCCAATGATCCCACCATCTGCAGCATCAACTAAAAGGGTAGCAGCAGCACCAAAGCCACCACCTCCACTAAAAACGATTTTGGAACTACAAATTAAAGTATTATCACATTCACCAAAATCTTCTGATCCAAGATTGTCTAGAACTGCTCCCCAATCATCAAATGTGGTAAATTTAACACCTTCTCCAGGATCCCAAGTGGATGGTGTCGGACAAGGAACAATGTCACAACTTGAAATAATATTTAAAACAATTCCAGCATACTCAAGAGCCTGAGAAACCACGTTTCCAATTGAACCAAGGGCCCCACCAATTACATCATTAATCTGAGATAAAATTGGAGAAAGATTTTCATCAATCCAATTACTAATTTCATTAAAAATAGTGCTTAAGATATTGTCAACTGTACATTTTACAACATCAAATAATTTATTGATCAATCCAAAAAGAACTTCTAAAATTAAATCAAGAAGAAGATCTAAAAGTTTTTCAAACAAACACCAAATCAAATCCATGATTGTTCTGGTTGCTTGGCCAGTCTCAGGGTGCAGTGATTTGGGGATAATTGTTCCTACAAAAGTATTAACGGCTGTTCCAACTTTTGAGAGAACAAAGTCTCTTGCCTTGGTGATTAATCCACTAATCACTCCCAACATCTTTTTAGCAAGAATCTTAATTTCACTATCAAGATTTACGATCTCTTGTAGAACTGGATCAACATACAATTCTTGGAATTGTTGAATCTGCCTCATGCGATTCATAAATTCCGTTATGAATTTAGTAATCCTTGAGATATCATCATTGCCACAAGGATTTGGTGTGGTAATTGGATCTAATGTTGGTTGAACAAAAGCAGCAGAAGCTTTTGTTTTGCCTGGAATTGGAACACCATTTTTTGTAGGTTCTTCTGGAGTTCCAGCATTAGTTTCTTCACCTGTTGCAACATTTTTACCACCACTTTTTTCATCTTCTTTTTGTTTAACAAGATGAAGATTTGTTCCTTCTTTTTTGGGATTGTATGCTTTAAAAGCATAACTTTCCCCTTCAGTAAGAGACTTGGCTTTCTGAAATGTTTGTCTATAAAAAGATCCGAAAATAACTGGTTGTTGACAATCATTTCCATCCATGAAGAAACCAAGAACAGTTTCCCCACCTTGAATGTTGTGCAGATCGCCAACACCATTCATACCAGAGCCCTGTCCAGTTGGAACTAGAACATGAGCCCAAGGAAGATCTTCATCATTTAAATCTGGCGGTGGTGGGTGATATCCAAGAATTCTAACTTTAACACGATAATATTGACAGTCTTCTTTTTCCTCAAGTGTTGCAGTTTTACTCCATCCACTTGAAGTTGGATCAGCTACTTGCCCAAGCCACCACTTAAAACCATCACGGCCAATAAAATTACTTGGGAAAAAAGTCTGTTCAATCATCGTATACTCTGCACTCTAAAGCACCTGGATTGTCGTTACAGAAAAGTTCCAATCCAGTTGGATCATAATCATCTTCTGGATGAGTTGTTTTATATCTCTCTAATTGCCCAAGTTCATCTTCAAGATGACGGCGACGATTTCCATTTGTAAATGGATCATCTAATTCTTGCAAATCTTGATCAATATGTTGATCGATTGTTCTTTTTTCCATTGGATTACTCCGACTTGACTCCATAACTATCACGAATGAGTTCTAATGCAGTAAAATTATTTTCACCTAAAAAACTATGTCTCAGTTTTGATATCATATATCTTCCGCTAAGATTTCTATCATATTTATCTTTGTTTGTCTTGACATTTATACCAGTCTCAGAAATTTTAAGTTCTACAATTTTACCAGCACTTAATTCTAAATTCAATGGCAACGTTATTTTAACAGCATTGGCAAATAATAAGTTATATCTCATGTATGAATTAGCTTGATCCTTAGCAACTTGTTCTGGTTCAAGTTGTTCTCCTTCTGTTTCAAGAACACCTCGATCCAAAAGTTTAAACATCAATCGAGATGGATAATCTTCCAATCCATTCAATCCAACCGACTCAGCATCTGGATTTGAAACACTCATTCCATTCTTATACTTGTCTGAAAGTTTTGTTTTAATCACATCATAATCCATAGTATACATGTCATAAAAAATAGATAGATGTGCATAAGTTCCATGTCTTAATGATTTTAAGATATCATTGTTCTTTACAATTTGGATATCAGAAAAAGTTCGATAATACTGAACATTTGAAGGTTGTAAAGGAGTATTTGACTGAAGTAATTGCAAAGGATCACTTTCAGTTTTAAATGTATTGTCAATATCAATGAAGTTATATCCAGATTTGGTTTCAAAAAATAAGAATCCACAAGAAACTGTTCCATCAGATTTTTTTGATGAATTGGAGGATGTATTTGATTTTGGGCATAACCATGTAATTACATCAAAAGGCCTTTTAAATGAACCAATAAAAGAATATGAGTTTCCAGTTGAATCAATTTTAAGTTCTCTTTTTGTTTGAATTAAATTCTCTTCGTCTTTTAAAATCTTTTGAACAATTTCTGATACTTTTGCAGAATATTTTTTAACCACTCTACTTGTTTCATTTTTCAAAACATCATCACTCATCAATCTCAAAGAAAACATCTGATTTTGTGGTGTAGGCATAATTGAGTTATTCATCACACACAGAGGATTGTTATCTTCTATTCTGAACATAAGTTTTTGTTTTGTGGGAAAAGAAGATTCAATCTCAACATTAACCAATTCTCCACCATTGATCGGTAATCTTCCTGCAACTCCATCTCCATCCACAAAAGTCATGTCACAAACTATAGTTGGTGATAAGACATCTTCATAATAATCAATCTGAGTGATACCTCTTGTAAAATCATGGATGGTTCCATTTTTTTCTAGAGATATTTCTTTAATTTTAAAATTTGAAATTGCCATTTTACTTTGGAGATGCTAATTGGAGAACTGATAAGTAGTTAGGTTGGACAGAACCTCTACCTCCAGAAGGTGCTTGAGATCCTTGTGGTTGTTGTGATGGTTGTTGTGCAGAAGAAGGAACTGCAGCAACCTGTTGTTGAGTCGGTTGAGGTTTTAAAGCTTGTTGTTGAGATGGTTGTGGTTTTGGTTTTATTGGTTTACCAGACTGTATTTCTCTAATATAATTTGTAGGATCCAATAATGTGTTACCTTTATAAAGTTCAAAGTGAAGATGAGTGTTCCCTCCATCCTTCCCGAGAGAAACCAATCTACCTATTTTTTGTCCCGCAGAAACTTTATCTCCAGGCTTCAAAAAAGGAGTCATATGAAGATATCTAGCATCATATCCATCATCTTGTCTTATCATAAGTCCAGACATATATTCACTACCTGCAAGATACTTATCACCAATAACAACACCACCCCTTACAGCAACAACAGGTATTCTTGGATCTGATTTTGGATCATAATTACTTTCAGTAATATCAATTCCCGCGTGATCTCTATCTCGTATTCCATCCCCATCATCATCTCTTGGAGCACCAAAAACCTGGCCAGGTCCACCCTTAAAAGATCCTTTAGGAAGAGGATTATAATATACACCCTTATCAGTTAAAACTGCGGTTGCTGGAGCCCCTTCAGGGCCACCATCAGGAGATAAAACAGAAGGTAATCCTAGTGCAGCTCCCAATCCAGCAGCACCTAATGCAGTTCTTAAAGCAGATGGTTCGATACTTTCAAAAATATCTTCAAGATCTTTCATCATTTTTTGTCTTTCATCAATAAGAGCAACAATAGTTTGTTGATAAGTTGCATTTTCTTTTTTCAATCCCAACATTTCTTCCATAATTCCTGGAGGAATCATTTGTTCCGATTGTTTAACAGATAATGCTGATATTAACTCATTCAGTTTTTCATTATTTTTATTTTCGGACTTAACATAATCTTTTGAAAATTTTCCAACCTGACGAATTGTTTTCCCCAAAACAGGAGTTAAACTATCAACTTTAGAACTTAAAACTTTAACTTGTTCTACTGACATATCTTATTACCCCACTTGGATTCCCATTGAAAGAGCAGATATTGTAGATAATGGATTTCCAGAAAAAGGATCTCCTGTTGTTTGAGAGGAACCTCTCGTAGGATTAACTGGATTTTGTTGTGAAGTCAGCTCTGGAACAGATGCAATCATTCCCTGAGAAGTTTCTGCTGGGGGTTCTGTTACTTCAGAAGAAGATAGCTTGGATGGTTCAATTTGTGAAGATGCAACTTTAATAACATTTTCTGTTGGCTCACCTTCATACTTATTACTTTCAGAAGAAGATCCTGGAGCACTGGCAACACTAGAAGATCCTGGAGCACTGGCAACACTAGAAGATCCTGGAGCACGGGCAACATTAGAAGGTTTTGAAGAACTAGTACTACTAGAACTACTTACATTTCCACCATATCTTTTTAAAACATCTTGAGCATTTCTGAGTCTATTATCATCTTTAGCCTCACTTTCGCCAGGTCTTAAATATTGAGTTCTTACTAATTTAGTAGCTTCTTCTAATGTTTTAACAGATTGGAGTCTGCTTTTAGACAATCCTCCACTACCAGTACTCAATTCATGTTCAGTAAATTGAAGTTGAGCCTCTAAAGTTTCTGGATTTAATCCTTTTGACTCGGAAAATTTAACTAAAGCTGGATATCTAACTTCAGGATCCCATTGAGCAATACCTTTATGTCCAATTGAATTAGTTGTTTTAGGATTTAAAGTTGAATTCTCTTGCAATAAATTTCCTACAATAGCAGCAGATTGTTCTTTACTATATCCTCTACTAACAAAATAATTGAAAGCTTTTTCTGAACTTTGTGATCCACTAAGATCTCCACTAGTATCTCCATCACCACCTCCATCACCACCTCCATCACCACTCAAAACATTACCAATAATTGATGCAAGCCCACCAGCTGCTAATCCACCACCCAATAATGCGGACATACCACCCATACCTCCACCCGCGCCGGCGGCGCCAAGTCCACCACCAGCAGCACCAATAACACCACCACCAATCTCTTCTTGTACTGTTTTACCCAATATCCCCTTTGTCTGTAATTCTTGCCCCTGAGTCAACGATGTAAGAAGCGTATTCTCTTGTTTTTGCCCACTAGAAACAATCGATGTCATCATTCCTAGTTCTTGGCTCAATCTCATGATCAGAGACGTTAATCCCATAAAACTATTCGACAAATTAGCATCAGACTGATCCCTCAGACGATTCTCAGTCTGAACTTGATTCTGGAGAGCAAAGAAAGCAGAGGGATCAATTGCCATTACTGTTGTTTTTGTTTTTGTTTAAGTTCTTCGAGATATTCTTTCAACAACTCAAGATAGATTTCTCTTTCCCAAGGTAACATGTTTTCAACTTCTGTTAATGAATATTTATGGTATTGCATGAGACTGAAGTTGACTCGATAGTAATTTTCTAAAGAATCTCTTGCAATACTTAGACGAAAAAACTTTGCAAACCCTCCAGAACGATTGGATTTTCTTTTTCAGTAACTGGATTGACAACTACAGTTTCATAACGAAGTTTGGGCATCGTTTTGAAAAACTTTTCAATCCCCTTATATTGACGTGAATTAAGAGTCTCTAACCAATCAATAATTTCTTGTTCCGTACAATCCGATCCTGCCCAACACTCTTCATCATCATAAACCATATCTACACATGATGCAACGATCTTATAGGAGAGATCTAGAATATCTTGTCTACTTTGAGGATTAAAGTTTTCTTTAATGAATTGATCATAAGAAGGATACTTCATTCTCACAGTCAACTTATCTGTCAATTGAATATCAGAAGTATGTTCTGGATCTTTTTGAACTTCAATCTCATCAATATAAATGGTAAGAGGAACTTCAGTGACTCCATCATCCCCACAGGTAATTACAAGTTCAATTGCTTCTCCAATTGACTTTCCACGAATGTTCAAAAACAGATATTCAATATCAAAAATAGGAAGATCTCTAACTTCAATTCCTTTAGTAAGGATACAAGCTTCCAATACATCAAAAAGTGCATTGTTAATTTGAGTAATATCTTCAGACTCCATTGCTAGAAGAAGAATCTTCTCTTCTTTTACAAAGAATGGGCGATACTTTATTTTTTTATTTGTCGAAGGCAAAACCAATTCATAGGTTGGTGCTGTAACTACAGGTAATGGCATAGTAAATTAATCAAATATTTGTTGTATTTCTAGTTATATATCTGAGGTAAGTCATTGTAACATTTAAAGTCAAAATACTAGCTTGCCCATATTGAACAGGCATTTTGGAAATATTAATGGGAAATGCTTCCATGAATTCATATGTTAAATATGAACTTTTAGTTTTTGATGAGCCAGTATATCCAACATTTTTTTCAAATTTAGTTAGAGCGAAATTCATTCTATAAGTATCTGGATATCTTAATCTATTGATATTACTCTTACCTAAAGCAGTATTTACATTTTGTCCTGTAGAAGAACTTTTGACATTTCCATTTGCAGAAAACAATGGATTAATGTAGTTAATCCATTCTTCAAAAAATCGAATAATTTTATGATCTGCATCAACATAAAAACTTAAACCAATTGTATTGTTGTCCCCATAGACTCTTGCTCTTGGAAAGTTTTCAATCATTCCCTGATAATCACCTATGGCAGGGAAGATTTGTAATCCAGATCCAGGTAATGAAGTTGCATTACAAAACAACTCCATTTTTTCAAAAAATTTCAATCCATCAGCAGTTGATTTCAATCCAGCAGAACTTAAGTAACTTTGCAATCCAGTTGGAGGTTGCCCAAAAGTAACTTTGAACTGATTGTTCATTGATACTTTCGAGAAAGCACCTTTGATGGATTCTATCCCATATTTTAACTTGGGAACGTTTACCGCCATTGATAAATACAGCTTTAGATCTATAGTATGTATAAGAGATGTCAGAACCCCTCAAAGGCAAATATAGCCCAGTAAACTATAAAAAGTATAAAGGTGATCCCACAAATATCATTTACAGAAGTTCCTGGGAACTGAAGTTTATGAGATATCTCGATCTGAATGAAAATATTATACAATGGAGTTCTGAAGAATTTTGTATTCCATATAAAGATCCAACCACAGGGAAGTATAGACGTTATTTTCCAGATTTTTACATTAAGTATGTTGATAAAAATAAAAAGATTGTAGAATCAGTGATTGAAATTAAACCCAAAAAACAAGTCATTGGCCCTCCAGTCAATCCAAAAAGAAGAACAAAAGGTTGGATCAAAGAAGTTTATGAATATGCAAAAAATCAATCTAAATGGGATGCTGCAAAAGAATACTGTAAAGATAGATTATGGGAATTTAAAATTCTTACAGAAAACGAACTAGGAATATGAGTCTATCCCAAGAAATTAAAAGTAGAGCAGGTAAAAAAGAACAAAGTTCTGAGTGGTATACAAAACAACTCAGTGATGCACTTAATCGTTTTCAAAAAGTTGAATCAGACACAAGAGATACTGCTGGTTTAACTATTGGACAATTATATTTTTTTCGTTATACTCCACAAAAACCAAGAAAGGGATTGATTTATGATCGAAATCCCTTGGCGTTTATTGTGGAATTTAAGGGAGATCGAATATTGGGTGTTAATTTACATCATGCACCACCTCAGATTCGAAAAATCTTAGCAAAATCCCTTCTAAATAAACTAGATGCAACATCAATACCTAGAAATTGTTATCGAACATATTATCTTGCAGGGTGCAGCAATTTCCAAAAGGTTCCTGAAAAATACTGGGAAGATGTCTCAGATCTTCCCACAGAAAAATTCATAAATTCTGGATTGTTGATCGACTCTAGTAAAGGTTGGACAGAAAAAACCTAAATGGCACAATCACCAAGTAAAAAAGTAACTATTAATATAAATGAATATTATGTGACTTATGAATCAAACTCTGAGAGCCCTTCTGCAGGGCAAATTTTAAGTGTTGAAAAAAATAGTGTAATTTTAAATCCAACCAGTTCAGAAGCTTTAACTGTGATTAACGGCTCAACTACTCAAACAACCTTAAAAAATTCACTAAAACATGTAAATTTTGATTTATACAACGCACTTTTTGGAGGTTAGTAAAATGAGTTCCATGGCAGTATCGGAAGCAGCATCAACAATCGCAACTAATGCTTCAATAAGTGCGAGTAATACTGGAATAGTTGAATCCAATCAACCATCCAATCCAGCATCAAGTGAAACTAAAAATTCAAAAAATACAAAAAGTAGAATATTAATGTACCCAGCTGGGTTACTTCAAAAGCAAAGTGATTATTTCCAAATAAAAGTTATCAAGTATACACCACCAAACAAAAGTGGTGAAATAATAGATAGTTTTTATCAAATCAAAACTCAAGCAGATTTAAGAAAAGAAGAAAGCAAAGGGACAATAATTTTACCAATGCCTTCCAAGGTAACTGATGTAAATGGAACTAACTGGGGAGAAGGATTTTTAAATCCTTTGCAAGCAGTACCAGTAGGTGTATTTGGAGCATCTGGTAACGCCCTAGAAAAAACATTATCAGGATCTCCTTTTGAGGCGATGAAAAGTCTTGCAGATACTGGCGGTAGTGCATTACAAGACACATTTAGTACAGGGGCATTTTCCTATGGTGCAGCTTATCTTACGTCACAAGCTTTAAGTAAAGTTCAAATAAACATAGATCCAAATGAACTTCTATCAAGAACCCAAGGAACAGTATCAAATCCAAATGGAGAACTTCTTTTCAAAGGGCCCAGACTTAGAGGATATACTTTTACTTATCGTTTAATTCCAAGAAATAAATTTGAAGCAACAATTATAAGAAAAATTGTAAGATTGTTTAAAGAATCAATGTTGCCTACAAAGGAAAATATTTTACTCAGTAGTCCCGATGTATTTTTCCTAGAATACAAAAGAAAAAATAATGGGAACGTAAAAGCAATAAATAAATTCAAACCATGTGCTCTTACGGACTTTAACGTAGATAACACTCCTGGAGAAGGTTGGAACTCATATTATGATGAAAATGATGATATTGCTCAGCCAATAGCAACCACCATTCAAATGAATTTCACTGAATTGACTCCAATATTTAGAGAAAATTACAACGAATTTGACTCCGACGATGTAGGGTACTAATGTCATACTTTCAATACCTACCAAAATTAAGATATCCATCTCTATCTCAAAAAGGAGATGATTACGAATATACTACCGTTACCAATCTTTTTAGAAGAGGTAAGGTTAGAGATGATATCTTAAACACCTCTGTTTTATTTAATAAGTATAGTATAGAAGGTGACGACAGGCCAGATAACGTAGCAGAAAAAGTCTATGGCGATTCAGATTTAGATTGGATTGTTTTACTTTCAAACAACATTATCAATGTTCGTGATGAATGGCCATTAGATCACAGATCTTATGACATTTATATATCAGAGAAATACCCTACAAATGCAGAAAGATATGCAGTCAAACATTATATAACTACAGAAGTAAAAGATAATAAAGGCAAACTAATTCGCCCAGAAGGTATTATCGTTTCATTAGATAGTTATTATGATTATAAGTTTGAATATTTTTCAAATGGAAATATAGTTACTTTAACAGAAGAGTCTTTATCTATCGTAACTGTAGATTCTTATGAATATCAATTGAATGAGGATAAAAGAAATATTTACTTAGTCAAACCAAGGTTTATCACCACAGTTATTAATGATTTAGAAAAAATTATGAAATATACTGAATCATCTCAGTATATCAGTAAAGATATCAAAAAAACCTCACTATAAAAAAATAGCCGGAAATTTTTTCCGACTATTTTGAAATCAAAAACTGATTTTGGTATCAGTCTTCAGCGAGTCGTTGGAAGTAACTCAGAGTATCATCATCCTCTTCTTCTACCACAGGCGAAGGGGTAGAACGAGACGTTGACACTGGTTGAAGATCCTCTTCCTCATTGTCAAAAGACTCATCACTAGGAACAGGTTGACTCTTCTTATTCAGAATACTATTGAGACGAGTCTCCAGTTGTTCGTAAGTCTTGAAGTTCTGTTCTGCAACAAACTCCTTGAGAGAATACTCTTTCTTCCAAATTGATTCGAGTTCTTCATCATCAAGATTAGAAAGAACTGTAGAAGAATCAAACTCAGACTTGTCATAGTTCGGATAACCATCAACCATACGAACTTTCAGTTTAAAGTTTGCACCCTTCCAGAGATCAAAGGCATCAATGGGAGTTTCATCCTCAAACTCAGGTTTCAAAGCACTGGTGATCTTTTCAAAGATCTTCTTACCATACTTGAACAGGAATACCTTACCCTCATTCTCGGGATGAGCAGGATCCTTAACAACATAGATGTTACTGTAGTAAGACAGTTTACGCTTACGTTGACGAACTACTTCCTGATCAGACTTGTTACCAGTATTCCAAAGTTCACGATTCATTTCCGACACTGGATCCTTACGCCCAAGAGTAGTCAGAGAGTTTTCAATATACCATCCACCAGGGCCTTGGAAAGCATGACTCCAGACTTGAACGAAAGAATCATCCTCACCATCAGGAGGAGGAAGGAAACGAATCACGGCATAACCATTACCAGATTTATCACGCTCAATCTTCCAGAACCTATCATCAGAAGATGAAGCTGTCTTATTGAGTTTCTCTACCTCTTGAACCAGACGAGCAGTAAGTGATCCAAGGGAAGATTGTTTTTTAAGATTTGCGAAAGACATGTGTTTCTCCGTATACGTTGTATTCGATGTGTAACTTGTGTATTGTAATGGGCGAAGAGGGATTTGTCAATCCTCCACAACCTCAGTTTCAGAAACTGCAGTTTCTTCTACTTCAGATTGAGGTAGAGTAACTCCCAGTTGAGTTAAATATTCAACGACTCCTTGCAGTTTCAGAAACATTTCCCTTTTTACTGCAGTTTGAGCATTGAGTTGTTCAAGATCTGCAGCAAGAGAACGTTGTTGATCAAGTGCAGCTTGAAGATGTTGTTGTTGATCAGTCATTTAGAATTTTCTCCTTGAGTAATTTTTTGTAAGATTCAATATCAAGATTTAAGAATGGTGTATATTTTTGAATCTTAAGACTGCATGATTCCCATACAGGATCTTGCAATACTTTATCATATTGTTTTGAAAATTTCAATATCCGATTCAGAATAATCAAAGTTTCTAATGAAATCCTCCCAGACAAATATTCTTTTAAGATTGGAGGATGTTGCCCCTTTGTCTCAAAGATAGAGTTGAACTCTTGATTATCAAAAAGAGATGAGATTTCATTCGTAAATATATATCGCAAAC